GTTACCAGACCCCCCACTAGATGTTGAAGTTCCACCCCCTCCATTACCATTAGTTGCTCGACCTGCTCCACCAGTTGCTCCACTGGATGATTCACCACCATAGCCACCCCCACCTGCAGTTTGGCTAAAAAATGTTGAATCTGAACCGACTGAACCATTTGATGTATGATTAGCCCCTCCGTTTCCACCTGCTCCAATTGAGATGCTGTAACTTGTTGCAGTAACTGTTTGACCAGTTAGATTAATATAACCACCAGCTCCACCTCCACCACCACCGTGGTTTGCACTATCACTGCCGCCGCCGCCACCACCTCCCCCACCAAGCATGAGTAAATCAATCTGATTACCAACGCCTGCAGGACCGACTTGAGTTACTTGGAAAGTCCCAGAACTTCCAAAAGTGTGAACCTTATAATCGCCATCAGTGGTAATTGTCCCACCTGTTGCCGCAACAAATTGTACAGCTGTCATATCTAAACCATTAATTGATTCAATACTAGATTTGGCAATATTGTTTACTTTCTCAATATTGCTTTCATCAACGCCATTTACTTTCTGTATATCAGCCATTATGCGACCTCTATTACTGTTCCTGATGGGTCGAAATAAAGAACATTAGCATTTACGGCATAGCCCAGAGTCTGGACTTGGTCGCCGTCTGAATCTGGTGCAGTCTGTTCTGGAACATTTTGAGAACTGGTTTCTGCCTCTGGAGCATAAGTTGTAGCCCCTACAGTCCAAGTAGGCATATTTGAATCATGCCTTATATAACCTTTAGTTAAAAATAATCCACTTGCATCTGCTGATATTGCCGCAGTTGCCATTGCCCTAACTGGCATAGTGCCTGCCGCAGTTGCGACTGCTTTCCACATTTTGCCATCAGATGCTTTTAAATAACATACTTCTCCAGCAACTAGAGCCTCTCCTGCTGTAAAGTAAGCTGTATCCCCACTCCAAGTTGTATCAGCAGGGGTAGAATCCCATGTAACATATGCTCTGTATTCAATTCCAGTAGTTGCTCCAGAGTTAGCAGTTAGTATAGTATCGTTTGCTCCGACTGCTGTCACTTGGGGGTTACCAGACCCATCTCCAGTTAAAAGCCCACCTTTAGTAGACATATCAACTGATGCAACTGCTGAAGTCCCATTGCCTATTAATGCTCCATTAGCAGTTAAACTAGATGCTCCAGTCCCTCCATTAGCAACTGATAAATCAGTCCCAGACCAATTGTCATTATTTACTGAAACTGTTCTGCCAGTATCTGTAGTGCCAGCATGATTATGACCAGTTGATGTATCCAATACATCTTCTCGTAAATTATTATATTGTGCCGCTGTGGCTGTATCTCCACTACTGACTGTTCCTGAATTTGCCATATTAGCCTCCTAAGACCATGAAAAGAAATTCCATTTTGCTGTATTCCATACACCAGCAATACCAAGTCCAACACCTTCCATAGTTAAATCAAAGCTTGTTTCAAGCAATGTATTACCATTAGAAAAATTGTAGGTGTATCCATTTATATAAGCTGGGAAATTCATTCCCATATCTGTTTCTATTACATCAACTCTGTCAGATAATCTTCTATGCACTTGATTCATTAATGTTGGTTTATCTTGGTTAACCATATCAACACGCATACGAACTATAGGCTCAATTAATTTTTCCAACTTTCGTAATGCAGAACCGATAGCACCAGTTCCTGCTAGTTGTGATGAACTGTCCCCATAGTAAGAGAAAATAGTCTCTGGTAATGTCAGTTTACGTTCTCCATATTTATTAACAGAATATGTAGATTTAGCCTGAGCCATTGATTGCTGATATAAAAGATAAGAGCCAGCTTGTGCTAAAAAGAACCGAGTAATATATCCATCAGATGTATCATTATTTGTTACAGTTACTTGTTGCCAGTTCCCACCAAACTTTCCTGATGTATCAGCTGTACTATCGTTTTCATCATAATAAACTTTAATTGCTAATTGCGTGCCAGTTCCGTCTGAGGCTGTGTTAATTATAATTGCATCATTTGTACTTGTAGATGCTCTGGCAATATTTTGTACGCCTCCGGGGATTCTAAGATATACACCATATTCATCATCAGATTGAAATTTCGATTTGCATAAAAATGTTTTTTGCTCTCCAGCCTTTATGGGTATACCAGCTCCAGCTGAACTATCTACATATCCTGCGTTGTCACTAGTCATAGCTGTCCACCCATCTGTATACCGTTCATCAGGAGGGCTACTTGACGCACTCCTTAAATCGTTTCCAACTCTGTATCCACATTCAATGACATTGAAAACTCCATTAATCCCATCATCATAAGCATAGTTATGATACCCAGCATTAGTGCCGTCATAAGTATCCTTAAATGTTGCTACTGATGTTGTATGTGGTGCAGAAGACCTATGGAATCTGCTTTCAAAATGAAAGTAGCCATGTCCGTCTACATAAATAAAACCATCTTCTGTATCTTGTACCCTATAAAGCCCATCTAATAAATTGACTTGACTAAAAAATTGAGCAGTATATCCAGCTTTTGTCACTATTTGATAATCGGTATTAGCATCTTCTGCGTGATTATCTGCTTGTTCTCCAATAGTTAATATTCTTCTGAACGGAGATGTCGCAGAGCCAGCTGTGCGTGTATCAGTGCCTTCAGCGATTCTTGCATATGATTGTATTAATTTAAAATCTTCAAATGTGTCATATCCCTTCAAATAGGCGTATTGTAGACCCTTAGAGGGTCTTGGGCGTATCTCTTTCAGTTTCCCTCTAAAAAGGGGCTTCAGCCCACCAAAATCGTGTATTCTAACATCAGAACCAGATGCGTTTATAAATATTCCATGCTTAGTTGCTGAATTTATAGCAGAGTCATCTAAACCAACTGTGCCTTGTAATACATCGTCAACAAATATTTTAAAAGATGTTCCGTGCATCCTTATTGCTAATGTATGTTTAGTAGATGCACCCCAACTGTAAGATGCTGTTCCTATAGATGTAGTGCTACCAGATATAACTTTGTTTACATGAATAGTATTAGCTGATGTATCAATAGTTGCATAGGCATAATTATTGGCATCTACATATCTGAGAATTAAACCACAATCATTAGCAGACGCAGTAGAAGAAGAAGTTGTAGCAGTCATTGCTATATCCAATTCGCTTTCGCCCATATCAGTTGTATAGATTGCGTTAGCACCACCAGTATTTTTTGCATAAGAGTCTGAAGTTGCATGGCAGATTATCGCCCCAGTACTAGCAGTCCAAGAAAAATTGGAGTCATAAGGGATAGTGTGTGAACTTAAATTGGTATCAGCTGTATCATTAAAATGGTCATATGGATACCAAACTCTGCATACTAACTTATGACCAGATACTAATTTATTGGCTAATGGTGAAGATGCGTAAGGAGGGGAATACTTATTATCATTATTATTAACTTGTATATTTAATATAGCCCCATTCATGTACCCACTTTCAGGTTGTCGTGTATGATTGAATGACATTGTTTTAATGTCAGAAGTTATATCATCATATGTACCAGTAAAATTATCGTCATCATCCCAATCAACTAAGACTTGCGAATATGCTTGAGCCATTTAAAATGCTCCTTGAGTTCTCAACACTTGTCTAACTTGATTAGTGATAAAATCTCCAAATTTCTGAGCAGTTTGTTCATCATCTAAGATAACTGTACCACCAGCAGGCATATGCACATTGACTGTTATACCTCCCATAGCATTTCCTTTACCACCCAAAGGAACAACTGCCTCGGGTCCAGCCTCTCCAATAACTGCAAGTGTTGGTCGATTAACGATTCCACCTTGAGCTAGTTTTGGTATCTCTGGAACGTTTATATTAAATCCTTTACCCCCAATTGCAGGTACCCAATCAGGGACATCAAAACCTATTTTGTTAATTCCACCAATTAATTTATTAAAACCACCAATCCATAAATTAAGATAAAATTTAATTGCTCCCCAAATGCCGTCTAATACACCTATGATTGCTGTTTTTAAACCTTTCCATATTTTTGCAGAGCCTTCAACTATTTTGTCCCAGTTTTTCCAGATAACAATACCAGCCGTTATGGCGGCGGCAATTCCTACAACTGCAAGTAAAATGGGACCCATTGATAAATTTAATACTGCCATTGCACCAGATAATCCACTAACTGCTGTAGTGACTGCAGGGATTATCATAATTAATGGACCTACGTTTGTAGCAAATCCACCAATGGGGGCTAATGCTCCTTTGACACGATTTTTCATAATGTCGAATTTATCAGATGTAGTTAATGTAGACTCTCCCAACTCATCCACTGTTCCTTCAGCATTATTCATAGCAACTAATAGGTCATCAATTTCCATTGCTCCAGACCTAATAGCATCTGCAAATCTAATACCAGCACTTGCCCCAAATGCCTCTTGTGCTATACCAAGTGCCTCAGTATCGCTTTCTGTATTCTTAATATTGTCCATTAACTCATTTAAGCCAGCAGATAAATCTGTAACACCAGCATCCGTCATTTTTTTCATTGCTGTGTTGAGTCCGGGGAACATTCGAGTCGTTTCAAGCCCTGCCGCCTCCATGCTTGCTATTAATGCAGTTGACTCATCTAAGCTAAATCCCATTGTCTGAAGTTGTGGAGCAAATTTTGTAACAGTATTGGATAACTGTTCTAACGGAACTCCAACAGCCTGAGATGCAACAACTAATTTATCCAATTGGTCTTCTACTTTATTAGCAGGAATACCAAATTGAACCATAGAGTCCGATACAGCTTTAATCATTGGAGCAACATCACTGCCAGTGACCCTAGATAAATCTAAAAATGCTTTTGAGGCATTTTCTAACTCTTTACCTTGAAGACCAAGTTCTGTATTTAAATCAGCTATTGCTGTTGATACAGCTTGGGAATCATTCGGAACACCTTTAAATACTTCTTCAAAGGACTTTGTTAAAGCCTCTAAATCTTTACCTGTAGCACCAGTACCAGCCCTAATAGTATTTTCAGCTTCTTTAAACTCATCTCCTAATTTAACAGCGGCAACTGCCATACCTGTTACTGCGGCAGACGCAACGGCAACTGGCTTAGCAAGACTTCCAATTTTGCCTCGTAACCCACCAATATTCTGTTCTGCCTTTGCTGTGTCAGCACCGACAGTTATGTTGACTGTATTTGCCATCTATTCTTTTTGCTCCTCATTTAAAGAAACTATATGCAGAAGTTTTAACAGGCTAACATCTTCATCTAACACTACTGAAGGTAACTGATGATATCTTTGGCAAATGCCATCAACAATCTCAGCTTGATAGAGTTCTAAAGGCTTTGTTATTGGGTTGCCATCTCTATCAGTACCACCTTTAACATGTTTCCACTTTATAATGTCAGCCTCTAGACTTCCCCCGCTGTAGTTATCTGTGCAGACCATGCCTCAATAATTGCAGTACATATTGCTGGTGGGAGTTCTAAAAACCCTTCTCCCGTTGCAGGGACAGGGCTATGGTCTTCATCTAAAATGTTCCACTCTTGAACAATAATATCTCCAAACTTTTTAAACACTTCTGCAGTTTCATCTGGTGTTGTGTCAGAGCCAATTTTCTGTAAATCCAAGAATGTTCTTAGCGATACATCCAGCTTGGCTCTTATTTCCACGCCTTCATATTCATGCCCTTCGGGAAATGTTAATAAAGCATCTCGCCGAGATAGCACAAATGAGTCTCCTTTTTTTTGTTTTATCGATACCACTAGACAGTACTCCAAGTTGGGACAGTTCCACTCTGTAGCATTAAGGATGCTGTGTAAGTTAAACCACCATCTGTTCCTCTAGACAAGTTATAATCTTGTACTAGCATTTCAGCAGTCAATTTAGGATTAGATGAACTGTTGCCACCTATTCTTAAATCAAAAGTTCTTGTTCCAGATTTAGTCTTAAACACATCATGAGATTTATTTGAGGCGGCATCAAATATTCCATTGATTGTTACCTGTAAATCTCCCAATGCAATCAGTCTCTGAAGAGCAGACTTGCTGACAGTTGTACTATCTAGCAAGTTTTGGCTGTTGCCAATCTCGTAGCTAGTTACATTGTCCGATATATCTCTAGCAGACCCACCACTGTCATCTACAGCTATGTAATCTCCTAATCCAGTTTGAATTGCCATAACAATCCTCCTATATAAAAATTATTTATAATCTACAAAGCCCAACAGCTATAACGGCATTTGAAAATGTGCCAGTTGTTGTGACTTTTAAATACCGATTTATAGTTCCAGATGCAGTACCTCTTTCAGCCATTGGAACATCACTTGTACCAGATGCAGTAAAACTGATTAAGTCAGAATAAGTGCCACTTGATGATGTTGCATGCTGTATCTTTACAGTTACACTTCCAGAGGCAAGACTAAATATTTGACAGTATCCAGATGCACCATTTGAACTTGATGCTCCACCATCTAATACAGTTCCTGAGCCAGCAGAAGAGTGTGTATCTTCATGTGCTGTTAACATATCTCCAAATTCAGTTCCTATTCCTTCGCTTGCATAACTAGCATTTAAAGTTATTGCAGAATCTTGACTTCTTGAAACATTATAGTTCGCCTCTTTAGAAACTAATCCAGCAAATGGGTCGCCTACAGCAGACCCAAATGGAATCAAAACTACTTGGTCAGCTGATGGAAGTTTCCCACTATTGCTACTCAATACAGGGTGAGATGCACCAGTAGCATTATTAAAAAAGCCATTAAAACTGATTGTGCCTTGTACCAATCCAGTTGTTCTTGTAATAGCCTCTGTGTTTAAAGCAGTAATGTCTAATAATGTTTGAGTATATCCAGCACCATCTAAGGAATTAGCATCTCCAGACAAGTCATATCCTTCCACATATAATCTTGTATTTAATCCAGTTGTTATCGCCATAATATTCTCCTATGGTGTAATTGTTACTTCATTCCCTAGCATTACGGAATAAGGAATGTCCACTGTTCTAAATGCCACTCCAGATATCTCGGTATATCCAGTTGTTGCAGTTCCTATATCTGTATCAATTGCATTTCCACTTAAATCCGAATCTGCTCTTAATGCAGTATCTATGTTGACCATTGCATCCCAAACATCTAGTTCTGTTGTTTCTCTTATATCTTTTGATGTTTGTATTCTAAAATATGCTCTAATTGTAAAATTACAATTACTTGTCACACCAGTTAATGTTTTAAATTCAACATCTCTTGATGTAAGCCAAAATGCCACACAAGGAGTTCCAGCAATGCCTAGTGGTTCGCCTCGCATTACCTCTGTAAAATTAGGGTCAGATACACCATCTAATAATGCATCTATTCTGTCCATAATTGCACTTCTACTCATTCAAATGCCTCTTTTATTGCATTTCTTAGCATTTCATCAACCTCTTTTGGTTGTCTTTTTAACCAGTCATAAACATTCTTGAACATAAAATAGCCTCTAAAACTACTTGTTCTATTGCGTTCGCTAATACCTTCAACCCAGTTTGCATATATAACATTTGCTCCATATATATGCTCTCCTGCATCTATTTGGACATGTAAATTGCCAACAGTATTACCTGCAACACGACTTCTTAAAAAACCAGTCAAGCGACCATGCCCTCTATATAATTGTTCTTGAACTTTTACGCCACCAGCGACAGCTATATCCAATAGCCCTCTATTAACAGCTTTTGCTAATTCTTCTGGAGCATCTTGAGCAAAAAGTGGACCAGTTGTTCTAATAGTTACAGACATTAGAAAAATACTCCTGATTGTGTTGTTGTATTTCTATATCCGTCTAATGTTTTCAATACTGATTTTGCATCTACGTTGGATTTGGTAACTTCCTGTTCTCCAGTTCCTAATGTTGGTGTTACTCCAGCATCTCTATCTCTGAAGAATATTCTGCCCAAGTCTAAACAAGCTTGTACAACATCTGATGGGTATATATATGTATATACACTGGCTCCTGAGGTGTGCGTTGCGGCAGTCGTACCATTAACGCCTCGTTCAACTGTTAAAGTGTTAGAAGATATACCAGTTATATACATTTGTTCTGTATCAACAAGAATAGTTGTTGCAACTTCCAAGTCAGTTGCATCATTAACACCCCATGAAACTACTGATGTAGATGTTATTGCACCTGTTGTTGTTAATGCTCCAGTTGTATCGTTGCTATATCCCCATGTGCCAGCAATAGATAATGTTTGCTGACCTGCGTTTAATGCTTTTGCTGTATCTTCATTCATTTTTAATTCTATCTTAGGCGTAGAATTATAAGGAGTTAAGAAGAAATCATTATTATAGCCTTCTGTTAGAGTTTCTGATGTTGTTCTATCTGTTCCACTATAGCTGGTAACTGTAGAGGGCGACACAAGCCACGCCCCTAGGGGTATAGACTGCACCAATCTATCTCCAACGCCTATATCGGTATTATTGCCAGCATATTCGTAGAGTTGAACAGTATCCCTTGAAGACCCAGTTCCGATATCAAAATATTTGGTATCAGTTCTAGCACCAAAAGATTGCATGCCTACATAATCATCTATCCTAAGAGATGCAGTTTCTAAAATACGCCTTAAAATTATGGCGTCAGAAGTCCAACCAGAAGAGTAAGTTGTTCCAGCTAGGTAATCCCTTAAATCATCAATAGATGCGTATGTATGACGAGTTACCACTATTCAGTCTCCTCTACTTCCTCTGTTTCATCTACTTCTGTTTCTTCAACATCAATATCTGTTGTTTTGGAAGTTAATTTTTTAAAAAAAGCTGTATGTTCATTAGCAATTTTCGCTGGTATGTTATATTCCTCATCTTGTAGAAAGGTTTGCCCCAGTTCTTTTATTGCAATGTTCTGTATACATTTAACTTTCATTTATTTATTTTCCTCTGTAGTAGATTGTTTATTGTCTTCTACATCAGCCTTCTTAGCTTTTGTTGTAGCTTTTTTTTCAAAGTATTCACTATAAGCACTAGCCTCTTTAGCTGGTATGTCATATTCTTGCCCAGCTTGAAAGTCCATGCCTAGTGACCCTAGTGATACATCTTTAATACATTTAACCTTAGTCATTTTATTTCCTTTTAAAAGTGAGGGAGAAATTAATCTCCCCCACAATTATGAATTTAGCTAGCCGCCATTTTCAAAATCTTGAAAGCACTCTCGAGTCCAATCTGTCCGTCTCCTCTGCGTGTAGCAAAGAATCCGACTTGGTCGTTACCCATGTAAAGGCTATCATTTCTGCGTATTGACATACCTACTCGGTCAAAAATCATGTAGTTCTTGAAATCTCCAAGAACAGCAATCTCATTGTTAGCCGATAAAGCTGTTGCCAATCCGTTGTTACTAGTATCGTCTGCATTTACTACAGGCTTACCAAGTAAGTTTGCATCTGGGCTTGCAGTTAAACTAGCAATACCAGTTACACCAGCCGCAGTTGACTGTATTGAATTTACTTGTTTAGTAATCAATGAAGGCATTACCCATGTGGCGTTCTGCCTGAACTGACTCTGTAATGTGTAGAATATTCCAGTTAGGTCTGCTGTAGTTATAGCACCTGTTGCGGCGGCTACATAGTCAGCAACACCAGAACCAAGGATTCCATCATACTGTGCAGTGTTATTACCATTTAAAATTCCTGCATCTTCAAATCTGCCTGCGGCTTCCATGAAAATTTGGGAAAGTAATGCTGGTAAGTTTATTGCACTATCGTCAAGAAGTTCTCGTGTAACTTTTACAAGTCCACCAGATTTCTCAATAGAGAAAGCTACTTGACCGACTGTTGGAGTCTGGTCTGAAAATGCGCCTTCTTCAGCGATTGCCGCCCAAGATGCACTAGCAATAGTTGGAACATATCCGTCTTTACTAGCAACTCGGACAACCGTGCTTAGAGGTCGTAGTTGTGAGCCGGGAACTCCGGGGTCGTGGATGACTTGATTGATGAACTCTTCTGGGACGAAGTACCCACCTTCGGCGTCGGTATCCTCTTGCATAGCTTTGGTTTCATCAGGTGTAGCATTTTTCCAGAAGATGGTATCTGATGGAGATTTCATCCATTTAATAAAAGCATCTTTTTGTACTTTTGCTATCTCTTTATGGTTATCTCCCATTTGCTCTTGCACCCAGACTGGCTGAGACATAGCTGGTAGACCCTTGACCCATGTAGCAGGCTTATAGTTGCCTTTTATTTTTGCTGTAGTGTCATTAGGGTTATATTCAGCAACGTCACTAGAGGCAACTGGAACACTATTTAATGGCTTGTTAAAGTCGCCTTTAAGAGCCTTTATTTGTGAATTAGTTGCATCAATAGCATCAGCTTTTTCCATAGTAGCTTGTGCATCTTGAATCATTTTGGTAGATGCCTCAACATCTCCCTCTGTAAGAGTCTGCTCTGCTTTAACAAGTAAAGCT